TTGATCTACTTTGTATTTCTTAGCCAGTTTAATGACTAAATCTTTTGTAAGTTTTGAATTAGGTAAGTTATCAATAGCTTTTGAAAATTTAGCATCTACGAATTCACCGGGATTTTTCTTCAATACGGATTCTGCATAAAATCCTAATTTTTCATATTTTTTAATTACATCTGGTTTATCTGTAATGACAATGCTTTTTCCAGATGTTTTGTGTTTGACTTTTACTGTCTTACCTTTTTTATATGTAAGTCCTAAATCATCTTCATTTATGGATTCTGCCTGAAATGGTGGTCTATCTTTATCAGTATAGACTTTGCCTAATTCTAAATCTTTTATTATATCTTTTATCTTAATCATTTCATCAATTTCCAAGCTACATTCGCCATTTGTTTAATAGGCAGTTTTTCAAATTTCTTTCTATTAGCCTGACCAAGAGCATCCCAAACTTTCATAATCACATTAGCAGTTTGCATATCAACCATCACACCATCTATCTTTTTATATTGCTTTCTCTTTACAATATCTTTTATTTTATCAATGTTGTTACCTTCATTTACGGATTCTTTAAGTGATTTTACAACATCAGTAAAGTTACCCTTACCACTAAATGCTATTTTCTTATAAGCATCAACCCAAGCTTTGTCGCCATCAACTTCTATATATGCAGTCTTCATTCTACCTGTCTTTCCAACTTCTGACCAAGACCTTACAGTAACTCTTGGATGACCAATTTGACTACCCCATATTCTTAGACTATCTTTATCCCTAGCAGTTATAGATTTATATGTTTGTTTATATGTAGCTTCATACAAAACACCTTCATTTACGGATTCTCCAGCATATTGTCTTTTATAAAAATCTGCATCTGATTTAGATTGTTTCTTTGGTTTCTCATCTTTCTTTTTTGCAAATTTATCTTTAAGTCTTTGAAAAATACTTTTAGCTTTCTTATGAGTAGCAGGATCTTTTTTAGCATAATCAGATTTAGCAGCAGTAGCAGCTGAAACTTCTTTACCAGCTTTATTTTTTAATTTGACAGCAGCAGCCGCACTAAAAACAGAAGCTGGAATTTCATAAATTAATGATTCCTGCTTTAAACGACTCTTCTCAGCTCTTCCTCGATTTTTAGATTGTGATTCAAATCCCACGATTTTTCCTCCCTTGTGTGAAGCATCCTTGCCATCACCATTTCCATAAGTACCTTTCTTACGATTATACTTATTTAATTCTGCTCTGTATTTCTTTGACTTTGTAGAAGATTGAAACTTCTTATACTCAGCCTTGTAATCTCTTTCTTCATTCATACCTAATTTTTTTCGTAAAGCGCCAATCTTCTTTACAAGTTCTTTTTGTTGAGAAGAACCAGGCATCATTTTCATAGCCCTAGCATACATCTTATACAATTCTGCTTTAGTATTTTCATCCATGTGTTCGTCATCCTGACTATGAGTATACCCTCATGTCTCACACAGATTATTTTCGTTCTTCTTTTCCCAATCCTTTGCCATTTCAGGTTCGTTTGCGTGCATCCACTTTCTCTGTTTATCAGATTTAAATGGCATTACTTCAATTTTCTTAATTCTTTATCACATCTGTCAAGCAATTTATCAATTGGTTTTGTATACTTTTTAATAATAGCATAGGCTTCTTTATTTTCCATAATTTTAGTAGTACCTCTCCATGCTCTTCCATCCGCACTAACTGAACTTTCCAAAGCATCTATAGCCATTTCATTATAATCAAATACATCTGTGGATTCGTTTACTTTTCTATTCTTCTTTATATCTGCCAATGTTGGTAATGGATCACCAAATTGTCTATTCTCAAATCCTGGAGAACTTTCTTTTAATATATCTTTTAATTTAATCATTTGCTATCCCCTTAGAATATCATTAATTATAGCTTCTACCTTACCATACTTTGTATCACGAACAGCAACATTTTCTACACCCTCATTCATTGGATACATAAAAGCTCCATGCGTAGATGGATTAGATACGAAATCAAAAGCGATTAATTCAAAATCATCTTGCACTTCTTGTGCGCCACTTTCATTTACAGTTTCAACAGAACCCATACCACGAGAACTAATCCCCAACTTAATACCACTCTTAAATAATTCTTTTAGAATATTACCAGCCGGCGTTCCTAATACTTCAACCGTTCCTAGCAAATCATCACCATTCCAATTTATTTCTGTAATGTTATGTGATACATTGGATAAATTAACAACGGATGATTCCGGATGGTCTAACTCGCCCATAGCTCTTTTTTGTCCTATAAAATTTTGAAAATACTTCTTAGCTTCACGCATCAGTATTTCTTTTGGATATACTCTACCATTTTGATTTTTGGTGTCTGCCCTTTGCAATACACCTTTAACAACGAGCTTTCCGTTGTTTTCTTTCATAGACTCATTGATTTGGTCTGCTTGTATTTCAAATGGTAAATAATCTACTATTAATTGTTTCATTTATCTTTCTCCATCATAATTTCGTGTTTGAGACTTTCCAATTGTTCTATCCATTGATTAAGTCTCCTTAACATATAATTCTTTGTCACATCTTTTTTCTGTATTTCAACCTGCCATCTTTTTAATAGAGTTGAAATACTAAAAAGAGTGTCCATATAGGATTTCTTTTTATCTTCAAATGCCATAGCGAGTACTTATTGTAACTGACCAACTTTGTTTGCTAGCTTAACTAACCTCTCACTTATTTTATTTAAAGCCTTATGTGTATTTTTCCAATATGACTGTGAATTGACATTCAATTCATTTTTTAGTTTAACATTCATTTTGACAAGCCCTTCCAAACTATTCAGTCCGTCACGAACTTCTCTCATTGAGCGTCCAATTTTTTGTTTAGGTGTCAATGTCTCATCATTTCTATAATCATGATACTTTCCTTCCTTAACTACATTATATCCTGTAGAATTAGTAGAAATTTCCTTCTTTTTCTTCTTACCTTTGCCAGGACCGCCAGTAAAAGCGTTTGGAGTATTGTATCCGGACGTAGCGCCTGAAGTTGTAGCCTCCGCAAGCTCTTTTTTAATCAATTCACGAATAATCTCTTTAAGCTTATCCATTTTAGACATTTTTAAGCTCCTTTAAAAGTTCATAATACCTCATTAAAGTAATAACGTGCTTATCTTCAACTATTCTACCCTTCAAAAGTTTATCCGACTGGTTTATTGCTTCACTCAATTTAATTTTAGTAACTTTATCTCCAATCTCAGGTAAAAACGAATGAAGTTGCTTTTTCACGTCACCGATTTCTTTTTTAATAAATTCTTTGAGAGAATTTGTATTTGAAATATTATATATATACTTTCTCAACAAACCTTTTTGAGATTCATTAAGTGATTTATATTTTTTATTAAACTTCTCAACTAATACTGTATATGCTAGCAACCGTAAATCTTTTTCCTGTTTTTTGTAATTTTCGATTACACTATCCGCCTTCCTCTCCGTAATATCAGCACGTTTAACTATATTTTCGATAATTATAAATCTGCTCTGCGTTTCCTGTGTTGGATCGGAGATTTTTGTGGATTCAAATAGTTTATATATAGAAGCATACATTTTATAATTTAATATCCGAGCCATAAAAAAATCATCAACTTTATATGAGTTGCGTATCTCATTGACAAGATTATATTTTTCTCGACGCAATTGATTTTTATTGATTTTTCTAGATGCGGTTAGCACAGCATTAACAAGGTGATTAGCTTTACTTTGAGATTTGTATTTTTCAGTTGTAAGTATTTTATACAATTCATACTCCTTCCCAAGCTCTTTGTTGGGGGAAAAATAAGATTTTAACATATTAACAGCCTTCCCATCTTTATTATTCAACACATCTACTGTAATCTGTCTTGTTAACAACTCAAATAAAATACCCGTATTCTTTATTTTTGAGTGTTTAATTTTTGCATTCATATTTAACTCCAGTCATTTATACAATACTTCATATATAAATATATGATTAATTAACTTTTATTAGAATTTAAAGAATTGATCTCAGTTTTATATACTTCATTAACCTCATCAGATTCATTTATTAACTCTTTTCCCTTACTACCCATATTTTTCAATAAATTTTCATATTTTGAAAGCGAAGCCTTCCCATAAGCTGTATTTTTATCGTGCGCGCCCAATGGATCTCTCCCTCTTGCACCACTATCCTTACCATACTTATCAGCTTCTTTAGGACGACCAGCGCCATCCCAACCACCTTCAGGTGAACCACCTTCATCATCTAACTCATGACCAGTTCTTCCCATCGATTGATCGGACGGCGTTCCTTGAGATTGCCCACTTTTAGCAGGATCATTACCCTCATTCTCAATTTGCGCCCGGCGGAATTTATTTTTATAGTCAAATGTAATTTGCTCATCCAACTCTTTTATATCAGCGTCTGAAAAATTGTAAATATTTTTATAAATCCATTCCGTTGAAAGAATACCATCTCTTAACATACTTTCCGCCAATGACGTTTTGTTATTCCACAATTCAACCTTCTCTTGTTCATAGATTGTGGATGGATTTGTAAGTTTTAATTCAAAGTTTACAAGATCTTGGTCTCTAAAACCTTGAGCATATAAATGAACTACAGCAATTTTTTGTAATTCACTAACCAGTATTCTCTGTATTCTTTCAATTGTTCTAGCAAATCTAACATCTTCTGCCGCTAAAGTTGCTTTAGAACCCAAACCTTCTTCATATCCTAAGAAAGCCTTCGGAACGTGAAGTGAAGCCAATAACTTATTCTTCAAATATTCAATATCTTCTATTGCTTCATATGTCAAACCTGGAAGAGCATTTATTTCTGTTCCACTATCTCCGCCACGCACTGGTAAAAAGAAATCTTCTGTGAGATTTTGGATGTTATAACGTAGGTTATAATCTCCAGTATTTTCATCTATAACAGGAGCCTTTTTCATCTTATTTATTACTTGTTGCATGTAGTTATCAACTTCTGCTGGCGGTATATTACCAATATCTAATTTGAACACTCTCTTTTCGGGTGCCCTCATAATACGATGTATTAACATAGCATCTTCCATAAGAGTTAATTGCTTCCAAACTTTTCTACCACCTTCTAAAATAGAACGACCATATGGTACAAAATTAGAATCTGAAAGTAATCTGAAATGTGCTATTTCATAATTTTCCAACATCGTTGTTTCTGCACCCCTCTGTGTATGTCGTGCGCCAACCACACCACTTGATTGCTGTGGTATAAATTCGAATTGTACTAAATTTGGATTGGATGGATCGTGGCCCTCAAGACGCGTTATATCATAAGCCGATATTGGCATTACGTTTGTAATACCATATTTTTCATTTATATCCAGTTTGAGAAAGAAATCACCATATTTTGTCATGTTTCTAACCCATGGCCACAAATTAAATTCTATGTTAAGAACATCATAAAATAGATTATGTAATATATCATGCACATTATTATTATCTGTAGTAATTTGTAGTACTTTTCCATATTCATTTTTCATAGTTGATTCATCTGAATATACATCTAATGCGGAAGCTACAATAGCATCCGAATCCATTGATTCATAATCCCCAAATAATCCCAATCTAAGTTGTTGGACTTGCATAAGCTCGTTATATCCATATTTTTGCATATTAGAATATAATTTTGTAAACCTATCCACCAAAGTGTTCTGTGCAATCGCTTGAACGTGTCCAGTATCAACTATCTTTAACTTTTTGCCACCAATATTTCTAACAATAGTATTAGTTGAAAATAATCGTTTTAATCTTGAAAATATATCTTGTTGTGCCATTTTTTACCTCTTATTTTATTAGCCAATCCAATGATTCTCTCTTCTTATCAGGGCCAATTTCCCATTCCCAAGAATCATTTTCATATGTCGGTTTCTGTGGTAGCATCTGCGATGATATACCACTTAAAGTTTTTCTTTGCAATTCTATTCCTTCAGCCTTCAGCCTTAACGCTGTATCTCTAACCCACAATCCTATAGCAAGAGACATGACTAAATCATCGTTATATCCAGTCATCGCTTCTGCCTTATTGTTGTTATATATAAATACAAAAAGTTCATCAATTAATCTATTTGAGCGAACAATTACTGACTTTTCTCTAAAATATTCATCTAATTTAGCAATAACAAGCGGTCTTGTTTTCATAGTCATACTAAAGCCCGCCACCATATTTCTTTCCGTACTTCTATATCGATTAGTCATTTGATGTTCTGTATCCACATACTTCAAATCTTTACTTGTGTAAAATAAGTTTTCGTAGCCTCTATCAATACATTGTTGGAGCGCAGCCCAGCCAATATTATTGTTTTCTACAACCAATAAAGCATTGTTATATTCTATTGCTGTGTTAACGCATAGGTTTCCAAAATCCTTTGTTGATATTTTACCTCTATATTCCGCTACTTGTTCTAA